TAGCACCGGATCCCATACGCGTATTTAAATTAGGGTCTTTCGTCTCTAAATCAATTGCAATTTCATCATGCTTCGAGAGATTTGGAAATTCTGTTGGAGGTGTCCATTCTGTCTGTGGTTTAAAAAGCGGTTGTTGTATCATTTAGTTTCCTTCCATTTGTTATAACCTTTAATCCATTCTTTCGGTTTACGTTCTTCTGTTTGTCGTTTTGATTCTTTATAAGATTCTTCTAATTCTTTTTTCTCTTTCTCAGCTTCTTCTAAGAAATCTTTTTTTTCTGAATAGTCTCTATCGATTGCCATCTGACAGTAATGAATTGCTTTTTCTAAATCTTTCTTTTGTCCTTTCTGCTTGTGTCTGCACAAATATTTTATAGCATTCCCTTCTGCGAATGGCAAATTATTTTTATTAATAAATTCTGATGGCTGTATGATCATGGATTGATAATGGGATCCTCCTACTTGTTTTTTGTATACATCACTCATTGTTTCCTTTATTTTTTCTATGATTATATAATCTATTCCATATTTTTCCTTTATCACTTTGTCTCCATTTTTTTCTAGCTTTTTTTCTAGCTGCAGGATAAGGATATGGTATGGTTTCTTTACAATGGGGACAAATCATATTCTAAATGCCTTATAAATATCTTTGGGTTCTACTATATGTAAATGTTCCTTGGTCCTTGTTGCGCCGACATAAAATAATCGATTAACATCATCAGGAACTCTTTCATATTCTCTTAAAGTTTGTCTACTTAAATCAGTTAATAAAATAACATTGTCTGCTTCTCCTCCTTTTACTCCATGAATGGTGGACAATAAGATTCTAGGTTTTTTATTAAGTTGCTCTCCGTTCTGTCTCATTTTTCTAATGTAATTTACTTTTTTAGAAGGTGCATTATTAAATGCATTATACCAGACATCATTGATTGTTAGTCCATATTTATTTTTACATTCTTCTAGAGAATAAAAATTATCCTTATTTAAAAGCACTAAAGATTTTTTCTTTGCATGGGATTCATCCATGTAGCTGTATATTCTTTTTATTCTTGTATAATCTAAAGTTTCACCTTTTCTCCAGGATTCCCAATCCGTAATAGCTTCATATAAATCTTGTTCATATGATTTTTTAAATTTATTTTTATAATATAATCCATTTTGATAGATAGTATTTTCAAGATCATCCAGCATAGAACGAGTTCGAGTGAGCACTAACCACTCTCCTTTGGACATATCAATGTGTCTAAAATCAGAATAAGAAGATAACTTTCCTTCAACCGTTCTAGGACGCCAATCTTTTGGAATTCTATTACCTACTTTATTTATAATTTTCATTGCAAATTCATGTACTTTAGCTGGAATTCTATAAGATTGGGTCAATTTAATAAATTCACCACCCAAGGTTATAAAACTATTAACATCAGCGCCAGCCCATTTAAAAATAGCTTGATCATCATCGCCTGCAATATAATTATTCGGTGATTTATTCCATATGGTTCTAGCCATATCCCATTGCATTGAAGATAAATCTTGTGCTTCATCAATAAACACTACGTCAAATTTAGGACACGTATCTGATTTAGTAAAATCAATAATCATGTCATTGAAGTCCACTAGATTATATTCTTTTTTATATCTTTGTAATTCATTTGCTATAATTTTAAGTTTATTAAATTCCACATCCTGCGTATGTTCTTTAAGATCATATTGTTTTTCTAAAGAAATATTTCTTAATTTTGATAATTGAATAATTCTTAAATAATCACTTTTGGTAGAAAAAATTCCATTCATATCACTTTCATTATCCTCATAATCGACAGGGAATGCCAATTTTTTTCCTAGATCTTCATAATGTCTTCTTTGCATTACATTATCTTTTTGTATTCCTAATCTTCTAAAGGCTAATGAATGAAGTGTTCTAAAATAAGGAAGATCATCTTCAGTTAAATTAAATTTTTCTATTGCTCTATCTCTTGCTTCATAAGCAGCTTTTTGAGTGAATGCAAAATATCCAATTTTATCAGGATCAGTTTCCTTTAAATATTTATCTACTAAATTTAAAAGGGTTGTTGTTTTCCCTGTGCCTGGGGGTCCGATTACAATAGTTTTCATTTTGTTTTCCTAAAAAAATTTCTCCATATTGCTGATCGTATTATGGAAACTACTGTAAAAATTAAAGCAATTCCAATACTATCTAAAATTGTGGGATGTAATCCAAAAAATGGAAAAATATATAATTGAATTAAGATTGCTAGTATTAAACCACTTCCTACATCAATAAAACTTTCAATAAAGCAACGTTTAAGCATTAAAAATTATCTTTCGGTTTAAGTTGTTTTGGTTTATAATCTTCTACTTTTTTTTCAAAAGAATCTACGATAGTTACCGTTGGTCTACTCTTTCCTAAAATAATTCTTTCTGTGGTACAGCCGCAATGTTCTTTTAACATTTGACTTGTCTCTTGAAACTTAACATCCCATCTTCTTCGTTGAAGAAATCCATAAAAGAAAGAATCGAAAAGAAAATAATGTTTTGTATTTTCTGTAAATACACTTCCTTTTTTAATGTCTTCTTTTTCAACAGTTGTAGAAGTTCTATTGGTACAAAATTCTTCTAAATGATTCTGTAGCTGATCTTTTTTAGATGTTCCTTTAGGAGGAGAAATAATCTCACGCATGCTAAGTAATTGATTTACAAGAATTTTCCAATCTTTCAATTTCATACTAGGGGGATATATTCCTATTCCTGCAATACAAGCTTCTTCAAATAAAGGTTGCTGTCTTAAATATTTAGCGCTTGGAATTTTTAATCTTTTACCATCCACATTTAAATAATAATAAGGTTCTTCTAATTGAATTTCTTGTAGGTCGCTTAAGTCTGGAAATATCATTTGAGAACCTATCCCAAATTGTCTGGTTTTACATAATTGCTTATCGCAATGATTACACATAGGAACATCATTACACTTCCATCCCCAATCTTTCTTTTCATGTTGATTTTTAATTATATCAATTTCTCTTTGTTCTAAATCACCAATAATATAATTTTCATGGAACCATGAAATTTTTTCTTTCCAATTATTTGGCCATTTCTTTTTAGCATAAACTCCAAAATGAAACAAAACTGCATTCCTACCGCCTTCTTTTATTTTTTCTGCAGCTAAAGTTTCAATACATGGAGGCCCGTCAGAGAATTCTGATTCGGGCCTCTCTAGTTTTATAGAACCAACATCTAGTTGTTTTACATTACTATAGATCCTATAAAATTCTTCTAAATTTGCTGCTGTTCCATCTTCTTTAAAGGCATATCTTGTTGTGTCGTCCCCATTGAAGTAAGGAAGATTTAAAAAGTTTCCAGTATCTTCTTCCGATTTTAATTCTATTTGTTTTGGAAATACTTCTGCATTTCCAAAACCTAATATTGCTCTAATTTGATTTAGTTTGTCTCTCATTATTTTAGCTTCTATATTTTTATCTGAAAATAAAAATATATGGGCTCCTCCAGATTTAGATCGACACACGACCAAAGGTAATTTTAATAATTTAATTTTGTTTAATAATTTTTGATGATCAAATCCAGCATAACTATCAACATCTATACATCCCCATTTACATGTATCTTCTTCATTAATAGGAATTATTCCTAAACTTGGTTCAATGCCCTGTAAATGTTTGCGCCAAAGATCATCAGTAACTTTTTCTCTTTTGACAAAAGATTTAGTTTTTAATTTAACTCCGTTTTTAGGAACGGTGTTTATGTAGGTACATCCATGGGCTCTATTAAGCCCTCTAAATATTTCTATAAATTTTTCCATATTATCATTCAGTTAAAAGGCGGATCCACTCTCGCTTCGCCGCCTTTCGTTGCAACCATTCTCTTTTAGAGAATTAGGTTAATATGGAACGTCCGTTTTAGGTTCTTCAGTACCATGTTTAGCTTGAATTTCTCCTTTTGATACTCTTTCAGCGAAATTTTTTGCTATTGCATATACTGACTTGTCTTCAATAGGACCAACTTTAGACACATCCCAACCAAACCATGTTCCTTTGTCGTTAGACATTTGAACAGTTTTTAGATTATAAATGTGGCTATATGTAGGCGGAGTGAACAAACCATTCTTGCCTTGCATTTTGATACCCATCATTATTGAGTTCCATTTTCTACTAACTTTAAGTTGAGTAGCTTTCATAGAAATCAAAGCA